CTCATATTCATATTCTTCTCCATAAATAAAATAAATATACATTTAGTATAGCTATATCTGTTTACATGTCAAACAATTTAATATAGTATCTAATATTAACTTTTGGAGAAGTAAATGAAAAAAGACGAAATGAAGTGGATAGATGATCTAGTAGATAACAGTATGGCCCTTGCTTTGGATATGACTAGGCGTAACAACCAAGCCATAGCCAAGTCAGCCTTTAAGCCAAAGGGATCTACCAGCTTTAACAATGACCTTATGGCTATGAAAAGACTCCAGGCGTTTGCTGAGTATATATATGCTCATCAACCTAGTATGTTTGAAAGTGCCTACAGGTTTGCAAGTGAGTCAGTTGTAGACAATGAGTAATAAAATAAGGTTCTACGCATTTAGATCTTATGACGATCAATTCGGCGTTAGATTTATACCTTATGATGCAACCAAGTTCGAGCTAAAGGCACTTACTAAGAACTTTGATGCTAATGCCTTGTTTGATAAAATGAAGGCCAACTGCAAAGGATATGTTCCTGCATACAATCCAGATAAATCTTATACGGAAAACTTACAGGATCTACAGGCTAAAGTAGGCTACTGGCCTGTTCCTTTATCACATCAATCTGTGTATGAAGATATACCTATAGAGTATGATGATGATTGGACAGAAGAAACAGCTACGCCAAATTACAAACACCGTTGGGAAATGGAAGAACATAAGCATTCTTACTTCCCACCTAAAGACGAACCACCATTTTAAGGAGACTATATGAGCAATTTCAAAGGCAAAGGCAGTAGACCCAGACCTTATAACGTTGATAAGTTCAATGAAAACTTTGACAAGATATTTGCTAAAAAAATATCAGATGACGAAATTAATGAGGTGGGCAGAGAAAGAGGACTGCACCCTGACGATGACAGGGAAGAGATTATTAATTTTATAAAAGGAGAATAAAATATGGAACAGATAAAAGAACTAGAAGCATATCCTTACGAGGAAAGAGGCGAGGCTTTAATATATGCAGACATACCCAATGAGGTATATCACTCTGAGGTAGGAATAAGCAGTAGCACCCTGCGTAAGTTTGGTCATTCCCAGCTACATGCTGTTAATGAAGTGCAAAAGACTACAGATGCTATGAACTTTGGTACTGCTGCTCACTATATGTTGGTAGAAGGCGAGGGAGTTTATAACCAAGAGGTAGCTGTATTAATGGGATCTCCCTATACCAAAGCCTATAAAGAAAACAAAGCAGACATGCTAGAGCGATACGACTGTGTAATCAAAGAGATAGAAGACACTCATATTAAAGGTATGAAGGCCAATATTATTGATGAGGCTAACATGTATCTACAAGCAGACGGCAAGTTACCAGAGGCTAGTTTCTTCTGGTATGAGGATAAAGTTCTTTGTAAGTGTAGGCCAGATCTGATATGTCCTCCTTTTAAGGACTTACATAAACCTGGTGAGATATATGTTGTTGACTATAAAACAACCAAGTCTTGTAATCCGAAAGAGTTTGCTGACTCAGTTAAACATTGGGGGTACGACATGCAGGCCGCCTGGTATCGTAGAGGTATGGAGAAAGCTGGATACAGCGTTAAAGAGTTTGCCTTTGTTGCCCAAGAGAAGGTTCCGCCTTATGCCAGCAAGATCTTTGTTATTACAGATGAGCAAATGGATAAGGCTTGGGACAAGATGCAAGTATTTCTAGATGCTTATAATAAATACTTATATGATGGTATAACTACTATTTATAATTCAGATAGTATTGTAACTTTAGATCTGGAGGATTAAATGATGAAATTACTTAGAAGTCTGGATAACTTTCTTGAAAGGAACTGGAGAGAGTTTGCAGAATTTTTAAATCGTCTTGCAGGCAACAAGCCTGTAGATGATATAGATTGGTTAAACATGCACAATAATATGATGGAGGACAAAGATGAACGATCCAATAAATCCTAATCACTATAAGGATGGCGAAATAGAATGTATTGACGCTATGGAGGCCAGTATGACACCTGAAGCTTTTGCTGGTTACTGCAAGGGCAACGTAATCAAATATGTATGGCGTTATGAAAAGAAAGACCAGCTAGAAGGCTTGCTCAAAGCTCAATGGTATCTCAATAGATTAATTCAAAAAGTAGAAGAGCCGTCTATGGTTTCTTTGGAAGATGTTGAGATTGAGGAAATGGCCAGCTCAAGTATAAGCCAACACCTCTAATCTTTTTTGTGGAGGTTGATGAAATACTCAGCCTCTACAACAGCTAAGGTCTTAGATCTATTCCTTTTAATAATTACTAATGGTTGATGCTTTCCGCAGTTAGCGGATGCTTGATCATAAGCCTTCCAGATGTTTAAAGACTCCTGGCATTTACACTCAATAGAATAAGGAAAGGCATCTCTTGCCTCTTTACTCATAGTCACATCCTCTCCACCAGCACCCATTGATGTTGATTTAACATTCTCTGGATGTATGTCTAAAAGTTCTATAAGTTTGTCTCTCACCCATTGTTGGAGTTTGCGACCTTTTTGTTTTGCTGATTGTGGTTTCATAATATAGTGCTAGGTTGGGTTTTTGGAAGTATTTACGGAGTTATACGTTACCCTATAGACCCCTAGCGGAGCCTGTTATTTTATAAAGAAGGTTTAGCTGGCTTGCCAGTCTCCGCTGCAGCCATGCTAGGTGGTACTTCCGCTCTAGTAGGCGGAGTAAAACCATCTCCCTTCGGAGTTCTAAACGCAACTATCTCATTTGTAGTATCTGGATAGCTAGGATTGTCACTTTCTTTTTCAGAAAAAGTACAAAGCAAAGTTTTACCCTGTAGATCTTCTGCGTTAGTAGGTGGTGTATCAAGACCAACAGCAGTAAGCAAACGTTTAAAATCAGAAGCTGCGTAGCCTCTAATTAGTTCTTGCTTCTCTGTATCTTCATTCTTGTACCAAAGACTAAAGTATTTTCTAACGATCCAGCCGTTAAACTTTGGCTCATTATGTACCTTAACCTCTAGCTTGATACTTTCATTACCAGCAGCAGATACATGTTTAGTACATTCGCTGATAATACAATTATAATCACCTTTCGGTATATAAGAGGATGACTCCTCTTCCCTAGACTCTACGTTTGTAAAATCAATTCCATCAAAGTCAGACATTATGCTTCTCCTTTAAATCCTAACTTGTTAATAATATGTGATAGGTTAGGTTCCTCAAGGGCCTCTAACTTACCACTCCTGTCTTTAGCGATATAATTAGCGCCAAGAGTTGTTTGCAACCAACGTTCGGTTGTCTTGTTTCCCTTCTCATCTTCGGTATCAAATGTTCTCAAACATAACACTTCATCAAAGAAGTAAGGAATTTGCGTAGGTAGTTTAGCGCCAACCATCATAGGTTGGTAGTGCAACATACCAGTAGCTTCATCTCGTACCTCTTGCTGTTTAGCAATAAATACAACATGTATGGGAAGATCTCTAAATCTACGCATCGTCTTAGTCATTATCTGAATGACCTCGCCATACGCTTTTCTAGGATCTTTGCTTTTCTTCAACTCGTTGCCCAGAACAATCTCTGACATTTCTGTCACGCTGTCTAAACAAACGGTATCGTAGTCTAACTTGCCGCTTTCTAATAGCTGTGCAATTTCTTCTATTTCAGCTGCTTCTTTGACTTCAATAGCAGTCACATTCGTAGCATCTTTAATAGATAGAAGTCCAGCTTCCATACTTACAACAAGGGTCTTTCCTGGAACGGTCTGACAAAGAGTTGTTTTACCAGCTCCAGAGATTCCGTAAACCAATAGTTTAGCACCTTGCATTTCGACCAAATCGCTCGGGCTTTTTATACGACTTATAATATCGCTCATATCATTTCTCCTAAAGATAAAATAATAGTATACAGATAAAAATATTGACTGTATACTTTTAGTTCAAAATAAATTTATACAAAAAGCAACTATGAGCGAAGTCAATAAAAATCAATGGAAAGTGAATTATTTATACAGGCTTAGGCAAATAGCTGATAAAGGACTTGAACCTTTATATGCTAACAGGCTGGAGCCAGAATACAAGGAGAGAGAAGTGGAAAGAATTAGTTTAAAAAGATATATAGAATTTATAGGAAATTCTGGAGCAGCAAAATTATTTGAATGCTCTGAAGCAACCGTCAAATCCTGGAGGTATGATCGAAGACAACCTTCAATTAAACAAGCAAAAAAAATAATTAAAGCTGCTAATGGTAAGTTAGATTTTGAATCTATCTACGGCTCTTTAGAAACTACATTTGAAGAATAGTTTAAGTGTTCAACGTCAAGGCAACAGCAGAAGACTCTGCGTTGGATCTAGCGCTTGCTTATGCGGAATCTGGTTTTAGTGTAGTACCTTTATTACGCCATAACAAAGTTCCTCCCAGAGAACTCGGAAGCTGGGAAAGATTTAAAAGCGAACAACCAACGACAGAAG